ATGTTAAACATGAAAACCTTTCACTTTCGACTTGAAGACAACCTCACACTATCACAGGATTACATAGAGTCACTCAAAAAAGAGTATACAGGCGTATGGTACCAACGATTTATCGAGGGACAATGGGTAATGGCTGAAGGGATGATATTCGATATGTATGATCCGCTTCTTCATGTTACCAAGACGTTGCCCGAGATGAAACGGTACTGGGTCGGAGTTGACTACGGAACGAGCAACGCGACGGTTTTCCTGCTTGTTGGACTTGGATCCGATAACAAATTATACGTTGTCGACGAGTACAGACACGAAGCAGGAGAAGGGCTTGCGCGTTCTAAAACTGATGCACAATACGCGATGGACTTTGTGTCTTGGCTCGGTGACCGCAGACCGGAATGGATATTTATCGATCCTTCGGCTAAGTCGTTTCGATTGACACTTTGGAACTTGAGGGGTAAATACCCTGCGTTGTTCAAGGTCGCTGCTGCAAATAATGAGGTACTGGATGGTATACGAAAGACCGCTTCTCTATTGAATGCCAAAAAACTGCTGATACATGAGAACGCTAAGGGATTACAGAAGGAAATGTCGAGTTATGTATGGGATGAAAAAGCGCAGGAACGAGGAGAGGACAAACCGTTGAAAATGAACGACCACGGGCCGGACGCTCTTCGTTATGTTATCAATGGAATCACTAAGGTTTACAACAGTGTAATTGCAGGTTGAAATAAAGCGTGCTAAAATCGCAACGGGGAGTGGTGTATGTAAATGAGAATATCTGGAAATACCTCATGGCCTCCGAGTAACGCATGGAACAGCGAACGATCGAAAATACAGGAGTGGGCGGCTTGGTATTCGGGGGATACCGAGCGGCTCGCTAATTTTTATCGGAACATTTGCAGCTACTCCACTACATCGAAAGGACGGTTTTGGGGGAAAACCTATGACGACGAGAACCGGCCGTTGCTCCACGTTCCTATCGCTGGAGACATAGCAGGCGTTGCAGCCGACCTTCTGTTTTCCGAGGAACCGTCTATCGAGATCCCGGAAGCGAGTGGAAACGGGAGCAAGAGCAAAGCGCAGAAGGCGCAGGACAGGCTTGATTACATCATAGAGAGATCCGGGTTTATTTCGACTATGATAGCCGCAGCAGAGATCGCATCAGCGTTAGGCGGTTGCTATCTGAAAGTTGACTGGGATAGCGACTGGTACGAAGTCCCGATAATCACAATCTGTCAACCAGACGTGGCTTTTCCCACCTTTGGAGTCGCAGGTGACCTTCGATCGGTGTCATTTATCAGGGAAATTGAACGGACGCAAAGCAAAGTGTGGCGGCATATCGAATATCATGAAGCAGGACTTATCGAGCATTCATTGTACGAAGGTTCCGATAGTGCACTGGGTATCCGGAGGCCGTTGGATGCTCATGAAAGCACCGAGGAATTACAGGACGCGATAGCGACAGGGATTGATGATCTGCTTGTAAGGTATATCCCGAACAGGATACCGAACAGGCTATTCAGGGGCTCTCCACTTGGTATGTCGGATTATTCAGGACAGGAACCACTCATGGATGCGCTTGATGAAACGTTCAGCTTGTGGATCGACGATATCAGGCGCGCACGCGGCAGGATTATTGTCCCTTCGCAATGGCTTGAGAAAGACGACCAGAGCGGGAAGTTTATGTTCAATGAGGACCGCACGGTCTTTGTCAGGTTACCGAACATGGGACCCCCCGGGGAGGAAGCACCGCTTACGGTACAGCAATTCGAGATCCGCGCGCAGGAGCATCAGCAGACAGCTATTGAATTGCTGGACAGGATTATCACGGCATCAGGTTATAGCCCGCAGTCATTTGGTCTCAGCATCGCAGGAAGGGCCGAGAGTGGAACGGCTCTTAGAATACGAGAACGGAAAAGTTTGAAAACACAGCAGAAAAAGGCCGCTCATTTCAAACCGCGCATTGAGGATATCTTGCATCTAGCGTTGCAGGTCGATCGACTTTACCTCAAAAGTGACACTCCGATTGAATTTCGGCCGCGTATCATGTTCGCAGATTCGATACAAGAGTCTATGGACGAGCTTTCAAGGGCCGTGCTTACGATTAATCAGGCCGAGGCCGCATCTATTCAGACCAAGGTCGAAATGCTACATCCGGAATGGAGCATTGAGCAAGTGCAGGCCGAAGTAAAGCGTATCATGGAGGAAAGCGGACGAGCGGTGACTGAACCTGACTTCAGAGAGTGGTAATCATGTCCATCAGTCCTCGATACGCTGAACGGTTAGCACGAGACTTGTTAGAACTTTACACTGAAGCTGAAACGAGGATGCTTGAGATTGTCGCTAATGAGTTAGCCGACGACATATACGCTCCCGAGTGGGCTGCAATCAAACAGGCGGAAATCAGCAAGGTAAAATCGAAACTGGAAAAGCTTGTAGCGAACCTTGACAAGAAGATGCCGGGGATGGCCGCAGACACGACCAAAAAGGCGTATGTTACCGGACAAAAGGGCGTTGAAGCGGACCTTAAAAAACTGAGGAAACCTATCAAAACCGGGTTCGGAACGATCGACGAACAAAAGGTTGTAGTACTAACGAAGCAATTGTCCGGGACATTAGGTGAAACTCATTTGAGGATTACGAGACAGGCGCTTGATGAATACCGTTCAATCATTGGAAAAGCGTCGCAGATGGTAGAACTCGGAGTGGATACGAGACAACAGGCGACACAACGAGCGTTAAATGAATTTGCCGACAAAGGTATAACGGGATTTACAGACAAGGCGGGCCGTAGCTGGTCGCTTCGCTCATATGCTGAAATGGCGACACGTTCTACGACAGGACAAGCAGCTATCGAAGGCGCGATACAGAGACTTCGAGACAATGATTATGATTTAGTGATTGTGAGCTTTCATGCTGATTCATGTCCATTGTGTGAGCCGTGGGAAGGTCAGGTGCTAAGCATATCTGGAAAAAGTGACGAATATCCGGCTCTTGACACTGCTATAGCAGAAGGACTTTTTCATCCGAACTGCGGACATTCGCTGGGAGCGTATATCCCGGGGCTTACGGAGAAGCCGACAAAAGAGCAGGTAGGAAAAGGGGACTTCGAGGAAGCACAAGAGCAACGCAAGCTTGAACGTGATATTCGACGATGGAAGCAACGACAAGCTGTTGCTATCACAGATGAAGAGAAGAAGAAAGCAGCTAGTAAAGTAAGAGAAAAGCAAGCTAAACTACGTGAGTTTTTAGATGACACAGGGAGAAAGAGACAAAGGGACAGAGAAAGTGTATAATATATACAAGGTGCCAGGTGCACCTTGATTTGAAAAGGAGGGCCAACAGGATGCTAGACGCATTGAGGCGTAAGTTTGATTTGCAGATGTTTGCCGAGGACGATCCCGGAGATCAGTCCTCGAACGAAGCCGAGCAGCAGGAAACTGCTGAAGGCAAGGAGCAAACAGGGCCGGACCCTGAAGCTCTAAGGAAAGAGTTGGAGGCCGTCAGGAAAGAGGCGGCAAAGTACAGGACCGAGCACAAGGCTCTTGCTGAAGAGATAGAGGCTCTCAAAAAGAACCTTGGAAAGGCTCTCGGGTTCGGAGACGACAAGGAAGGTAAAGCCGACGTGGACGCTGCACTTAAAAAGATACAGGAACTGCAGAATGAAATACAGAATGAACGATTGCAAAACACGTTTCACAAGGCAGCTATAAGCGTCGGAGCAGATGTGGAGCTTACGTGGGCATTCCTAAAAGGTTCTGGGAAGCTGGAGCCGGGAATGTCTCAAAAGGACATTGAAAAGGTGTTGAAAGAGACGCTGGAAGCCTACCCTAAGTTGAAGGCTGAAGAACCGCCTAAAAAGAGCGGGGGGACCTTCACTCAACCGCAGGACAAGGGCGGAAAGGTCGACATGAATGCCGCCATTCGTAAGATGGCAAAACGTTAAATTACTAGAAAGGAGCGATAGGAATGGCTGAAATAAATTCGAGCGGACAGTACGCGACCACGGAATTTGACGCGCTTCCGCTTATCCCGCAGGAAGTAGCGAACGAGGTCATCAAAGGCATTACTGAAACATCGGCCACGTTGAGCTTGTTCAGACGACTGCCGAACATGAGTTCGAGGACGCTCAGGATGCCTGTTTTGAATTCGATGGGAGCCGCAAG